ATGAACTCGGTAGCAGCGAACGCACATATTACAGCTACCCAACCACCAATCATACATACTATCAGTAACCCATAAGGGTCAGACAACATAGCATTCATAACGATACTCCATACCCCTAAGGGTTCTATAGGATCTCACAGACCCTGATTAATGTGTGATACCTGACGGTACCTGACTGGTTACTACTGGGTTCTTAGGGAGTCTTAGGGCTATCCCTGAGGCCCCCCGAGGCCCTTCACCACTAGCAGTATTCTCAGAGACCTCTAGGGAACCTACTGATACCTACTGCTAACGAAGCTTCAGCTGAGTCCATCAGGATACTACAGAGTGTCTATAGGGATTAAGGGGGGTCTACAATGATATACGGGGTACCCTAACCCCACGCCTTATCTATGTACTCCCTAAGGACCCGATAGACCTCATTGCATTATAGTACCTTATAGAGAGAGAGAATACGTAGGAAGTTATGCCTAACGGTAGAGCTTACCCGACAGTACAAAGACTGGTACCCTTAAGGTACCCACTGAACATTGTAGCTTAAGGTACGAAGGGGGCCTTAAGACCTTATAGACATTTATAGTCTATATGGAGAATACAGATATTCTGTGTGGAGTCTAATGCCCCTTCCCCCTAGGGACCCTAAGGCATCCTCGACACGGCTAGATACCTTAGAGATACCTATAGGATAATACTTCCTATGGTTCTTCTCTCTCTGGTAACCTATAAGTCTGGGAGGACACCAATGAATAACAAACAGAAACTAGCATTAGCTAAAGAAGTACAGAAACGTAAGAAGCTATTAGACTACGAGGGGGACTTTGAGTTATTCTCAAAGGACCAGATAAAGATTCTTACCAAAGATTCTTCTAAAGGGTTTATACCTTTCCAGTTTAATGAAGCTCAAAGAATTGTAAATGCTAAGCTAGAGAAGCAACTTAAAGAACATGGCCGTGTTAGGGCTATAGTCCTTAAGGGAAGACAGATGGGGTTGTCTACCTATGCTGTTGCCAGAGTCTTCTGGAAGTCTTACTTCAATGCATATAACAAGTCAGTTGTAATGGCACATGACTCAGCCACATCTGACTCCCTCTTCAACATGTCACGTAATACTATTGCTAACATGCCTGAAGAATACAGACCACAGTTCAAGAAATCTAATGCCAAAGAAATTATGTTCGATCACAATGATTCCGGATATAGACTCTACACGGCAGGTTCTCCTGAAGCTGGTCGAGGTACTACACCTACCATTGCACACCTCTCAGAGGTAGCCTTTTGGACCCATGATGAGAAGATCCTTGCAGGTCTCTTTCAGGGTATATCCGAAGCTGATGGTACGGAAGTGATACTAGAGTCCACCGCTAATGGTGTTGGTAATGAATTCCATAGGTTATGGAAGGGTGCAGTAAATGGTGAGAACGATTACGTTCCTATCTTTGTACCATGGTTTTTAATGCCGGAATATAGAAGAACAGTACTAGAACCCGAAGAGTTCCAAAAGACCCTTACAGAAGATGAGAAGAAGATACAAGAGATATATAGTCTTGATCTCCAACAAATCTACTGGAGACGTTTAAAGGTAGCTGAGGGTGGGCTAAGTAAATTCCGACAAGAGTACCCGTTATGTCCTGAGGAAGCCTTTCAGGTTTCTGGGTCTAACGTGTTTAGCATTGAGAAGCTACAGTCTTTAATACCAGATAAAGTAATGAAGAGGCAGATGTTTAGTTTACCATCATCTTCTTTTGAGGATCATTCTGAGGGTACCCTGGAGATCTTCCAGTATCCTAAGTTTGATGTTAACTTTGTAATTGGTGCTGACTGTGCGCTTGGTGTAGGTCAAGACTCCTCCGCATGTGTTGTAATGAATCCGGAGAATGAAGTCGTGGCAGTATATAGAAATAATAGAATTGACCCTACGCAGTATGGGGACTTATTATTCTATTTAGGAAGATACTACAACAACGCCTTACTGGCTGTTGAATCTAATTCCTTAGGCATAGCAACACTGAACCGTCTTAAGCAGATGAAGTATGTGAACCTATACCACCAAACCAAAGTAGCGAACGTGTCTAATGAGGAAGGCAACCGTCTTGGATGGCGAACAACGCAAGCTACTAAGCCCATGATTATCGGGCATCTTAAGAACGCAATTGAGAATGATGACATCAATCTTGCGTCCACACGAATCATCCAAGAATGCATGGATTACGTGTCTGATGCCAATGGGCGTACCAACGCTATATCGGGTGCTCACGATGACACCGTTATTGCAACAGCTATAGCACTTGAAGTCTTAAGAACCCATCGGGATCGTCTGATCCAGAATAAGGTTGGCTTCCAAAATCAGCAGTTTGAAGAGGACCTTACTAGCTGGCTATAGTTATAAAAGTTTCCCCATTAGTCCTCCAGCTAACGCTGTGGTTTAGGGTGACATACGTGTTTCGGGAAAATGAAGCTACAGGAACCTATTTTAATTAATGAATGATTGATGGACTGTGTTAGTCCACTACTAGAGGATATACAATGAGAGACCCAGAAGGATACATGGAAGCAGTTACAGACGATGAGCTGTACACTATTATTGACTCAGAAGTAACAAACTCACAAGGTAACTTCCTTGACTCATCTGATCTCTCAGCTGAAAGAGAGAAAGCTACATACGAATATGCAATGCAGCCTATAGGGCACTTAACCCCACAGGGTGTATCAAAGATTGTATCCTCAGATACCGTTGAGGCTATCGAGGGGTACTCTGCAGTTCTGTCGGAACTGTTACTGAACAATAAAAAGTTAGCAAGATTTATACCTTACAGTCAGTCACCTAAGGGTGTACACGCTGCACGGGTTGCATCTGATATTGTTAACTACTGTATCTTTAAAAAGAATAAAGGTTGGGAGATTATCAACTCTTGGATGAAGGCTGCTCTCCTATGGAAGAACGCAGCGGTAGTCTGGGAGTACGTAGAAGATTACGAATACACTTTTGAAGAGTATGAAGAAATCACTGCAGAAGCTCTTGACATGTTACTAGCAGATTCAGAAGTAGAAGTAGTAGGTGACCTGTACTCTAATGAGGGTGGTCTCTATGAAGACGTACGTGTTAAGCGTACTAAGAACAAGAGTGGCATTAAGATCCGTAACATTGAACCTGAGTCTTTTATCATTAGCCAAGGCGCTGATAGTATTGAGAATGCAGACTTTGTTGGAGTACAGTCTGAGATGACTCGTTCTGAGATCCGTAAACAATACCCAGAGCAAGCTGACACTGTTGACTGGGATAGCACAGACCATGACTACTCTTTTGCATCTGCTATTAATAATGAAAAAACAGCTCGAAGGACTTCTGTTGGATTGTCTAACTATTCCTTTGGAGCTAACAACACCTCAGAGGCTAATCAAACAGCTACTGTGTTAGAGTGTTGGTTACGGGTTGACCGTGATGGCGATGGTATCGCAGAGCTTAAGCGTTTCATTACAGTGGGTGGTAACATCCTTGTTGAAGAAGATGTCGAGTGTGTTCAGATTGCTGAGCTAAAGCCCTTTGACATTCCACATGAGTGGGCTGGTCTATCTATGGCTGATATGACTCGACCTTCAACCCTAGCGTCTACAGCTATCCTGCGTGGCTTTGTTGAGAATACCTACTTGACTAACTACTCACCTAAGCTAGCTGATCCTAATGTTGTTGACTTCTCTGCCCTGCAGAATATGAAACCAAAACAAATTGTACCTACCAATGGTAATCCAGCTCTGGCTGTGAAGAACATGCCACCAGAAGCTTTGTCTACAGGTACAGTGCCTCTGCTTGAGTTCTTGCAGAAGCATAAGGAACAAGCCAACGGTCTGTCAAAAGCAGCTCAAGGTCTTAATGATACACTGTATGTGTCTGGTAACTCAGAACAAAAAGTATCAGCTGTGCAATCTGCAGCACAAACTCGCATCCAACATATTGCCCGAAGGTTCATGGAGACTGGCTTAGCCACTTTGTGTGAAGGTGTGTATCGGACTATGAAGTTGGAAATGCGTACAAATGAAATGGATTATTATGATCGCAATGACCTCTACCAAACAATTGATGTCAAGGAACTCCCTGATACTCTTATGTTGCAAGTAGAAGCAGATGTGGGCGATGCAAGTAATAACTCTATATTAAGTAAGATGCAAATGATTGGTACCCAAGTAATGCCTGCCTTAATGCAAGCAGGGTTCCAAGGGGTTATCAACCCTATGGCTCCGGCTATCATTGCAGCTAAAACCATTGAGGCTTTAGGTGAAGATCCGTTAGACTACATAGTAGACTACACTTCCGACGAGTATAAAAAGTCAGCAATGGAAGGCAAGAAACAAGAAGCTAAGGCTAATGAGATAAAGAAAGCTATGGAAGAAGCAACCATGAAAACTAAAATGGCGCTTGACCAAGCAAATGTCGATTACACTAATGTACAATCTCAGAACGCTATTCAGGATAACCTGAAGCAACTTGTTGTTGCCTTAGATAAGTCATATCAAGAGTGGGCCAAGTTAGAACTAGCCGCAGCTAAGGACGGGCAACCTACCCCTGAGCAACCTCCAATACAAGAGATGTATGGGATGGCGCAGCAATTAATTCAACAGACTATGACCCAGCCACAATCCAATGGAAAGAAAGAAGAAGAACAGGCTTCAGCTGAACAACCGCAACCCTCTCAGGCTCCGGAACAACAGCAGACCCCTGAAGGTATTCAAGCTTTCCTTGGACAAGGTGGTCAGGGTATGACCTAAGGAGGTGATTCCGATCTTTGAACATACCACTCCAGTTTAGTCTGGGACGTATCTGATAAAGCGTGTGGTATTGTTTAATACAATAGGGGCCCAGATGGGCTCCTTAACTTAAGACACTAACAGAGGAGATATAGTGGATAAGTATAAGAATGGGGCTAAGCGTAAGTTCAAGCCTACAATGGACCAGAAGACCGGTGAGTACAAGGCTAACCCCTTTGCTACCTCACAAACAGCCTTAACCCGAGCAACCTTTGCAAAGAAAGAAAGAGATGAGTTCTTCACGGAAGCATACTCTGACATTCTTGTAGACTTGTTCGTTCAATGGTTGCAGACAGAACCGCATTGCACAAAAGAACGTGAGTACTTATTCCACGTAGCTATGGGCTTGGGCTCTGTTAAAGAACGTCTCTTGAATATTGAAACCTATGGGTTCAACCAAGAGCTTATAGATGTCAATAGATCTCAAGAAGGAGATGAAGAATGATTAAAGATGTAGATCAGAAGGTACTAGAGAAGGCTATTAAGGCTACCAAAGGTACAG